AGAAACATCAGCCCCGACCCTCAATATCAGGTTTCGAAGTCCTATCGTCCTCACCGCTTTCAACTGTACCGCCAAATTGGGCGTTTAGGTATTTGACCATATCAAGCATTTCTTCATCGGTCATGTTCTTATTTTTCTCTTTATTCATTTTTTCAAGTATGTTTTTTATCGGCTCTAATTTCTTTAGACGATGATAGTATTCTCCTAGCCAAACGTAAGTAATTTGTTCTTGCATCTCAGCGTGTTTACGGTCGGCATACACTTCTAGAGCAACATTTAGCTCGTAAGGTGTCATATCGTTATACTCAGAAATCGGGATACCAATAAGGATAGCGGCTTTCAAAGAGGCTTCCCAAGACCACTCGTCCTTGGATTCTTCTTGACCGCTATCCTTCATTAGTTTTTTTGTTTTTCAGTTGGCTGAAAAGCATTAGCCATAGCTCTATCCATAGCATCGGTGATGTCACCGAAAGAAGCGGCTTGGTCAAGCAAATCTTCCATTTGGTCAAGTTTCAAGTCCTCTCCATGCTGTTTCGCATCATACAAAAGACCGCACCAAATGACTTTTTCTAGGTCAGCCAAATCGAAATTATCTTCGTCTAGCTGAGTCAGCTTTTTGCCAGTGAGCGCCGCTAGTTTTTTTAGAGCTTTATGCCCGTATACTAATTCTCTTGGTCTGTCAAGATTTAAAATCACCGTTGTATTTTTTTCTAAATCGACATTTTTTTCTGTAGCCATAATTTCATCCCTTTGCTAAAATAGATTAAACAGGAGCAGAAAGCGTTGGCTTTCCTGAGATTTTTAGGGTCGCATCGCAAGAAACTAAATCCTCTAATCCCGCGCTAGTACTGAACGCCGTAACAATAGCTGTAAATGTCCACTTTGTTCCGCTTGTAGTACCCTTGTCAGGAAATTCAATTGTATAACTGTTAGCTGTCCCAGCTTCAAAGTCAGCCAAAATACCGCTGTGAGCTGAATATGTGAAATATCCAGAAATCGACAATTCACCAGCATCTTTCAGTGAACCAACGAAAGTCCGATACCCCCCTGTGGTATCTAGAGTCGTAGTTTCTATATTGTCGGCTGAAACGCTCAGCCCATCAATGGATGTTAAAGAAGCAATAGCTGTAGTACCTTTTTTGAGGGTAGTACCCATAGCAACTGTAGCCAAATTGATTCAACTCGCTTTCGTTTTTATACTGGTCCTAGCAAAGTAGGTTTTCCAGAAAGTCTAATGGTTGCATCGAATGAAACTAAGTCCTCTAAGCCAGCGCTAGTACTAAAGGCTGTTACGATTCCTGAGAAGTTCCAAGTAATGCCTGTAGTCAAACCCGCATCTTTTGGAAATTCGATTGTGTAAGAATTTGTTAATCCACTTTCGAAGTCAGCTAAAAGCGCGTTATGGTCGCTGTAGCCAAAATAACCTGAGAGACTTAATTCGCCCGCATCTTTTAAACTTCCCTTAAATACGCGGTAATCATCCACGCTATTGTCGAAAGTTGTTACTTCAAGATTATCGGCTGAAACGCTTAAACCATCTATGGTGGTCAAGCCAGCGATTACGGCTGAACCCTTTTTTAAGGTTGTACCAAAAGCGACTTTGACAGCTAAACTTCCAGTGTTTTCAGCTAGAATCCTACTTAGGCTGTCGGTCCTATTTAAGTCAACTTGGTTTGTAGCATGGGATAAACCCCAATCAGAAGCTACGCCTGTATCAGCATATTGCCAAGCTTCATAAGTAGTCCAGCCACCTAAATTCGCTGGAGCTGGTGGCGTATAAAGTGTTAAAGATTGAATGCCACCACTGGTAACTGTTTTGCTAATTTCGCCTATTAAACAGTCATTATTATTTGGTGTGAAAGCATAGCCTGTAGCTGAATTGGGATAGTATTTCCATGTTGCCGCTACTGAATCATAAGCGACAACAACAAAGTCGTGAGATTGTGAGCCAGCCGTAAGCTGACCGAAGCGACTCCAATCCGTACCTACATACATAATTTGAAATGTACCTGTGGCTGTACTCTCTAAGTGAGTCAGAATGTCATTGTTAAGAGAAACCAAATTGAAAACAAATCCGTCTGGGTGAATGACTTGGCTTCCAGTCGATGTGTTTACATGGATTTCGCCGTCATTCGCCGCGCCTGTGTAATCTTTGTTGATTTCTAAAGTGGCTGTAGTAACGCCGCCTGACCAAACGCCATTAGTCATTGGAGCATTGGCTGGATACCATTTATCGTACTCAGCTAGCCAAAGAGGCATTGAGCTGAGTTTAGCCAAGTCTGTTCCGTTGATGTTCATCATTGTTGGGTCAGTCAGAAAATAACGGTCCGAGTAAAGCCCTAATGTTCGACCAGTTGAAGCGAAAAACCTATCACGAAAATGTAGAATCCAGTTAACTAACATCGTTCCAGTTAAGCCGTAATACATTGGTTTTTGAGGCGTGGTAGTATCCCATGCTTCAACATCAAGAATAGGAATCATACTTCCATACTTACCAGTTCCGTAGGCTTGTTGAAGAATCGCAATAAATTGGTCGCATTGTGCATCAATTTCGGATGTACTAACGGCTGGGTCGGTTGTAGGTGTCGCAAAATAATAGCCGCCCGATGGAATACCGTTGGCTTGAAGTAATTGCGCTCTTGTTACAAATGTAGTATCTGCGGCTGTATGAGATGAGCCGTAAGCTCTTAAATATGCGGCTTTGCCTTGTAATTTCGAAATTAAAAGGTTTTGGTCAACGATGGTTTGAAGTGAAGAAAAGTCGATAAACAGAAAATTAGCGCTACTTCTTGTCTGCATCGTAGCGCCCTCTTTACAGCTTTACTCGTAATTCGACTGTGCTTCGATGATATTCCATTGACTCGTCAAAGCTTTCGACTGGTTCGCCGTAGCTGAGGCTTAAAATGTTCGGTCCATCGATACCGATTTTTCGACCGTAAAAGCTAGTAGCTTTATCTAAAACAGCCTTGGTATAAACTTTCATTTCATCATAGTTCTTGCCAACTACATTGATTTCGGCTGTAAGCTCAAAAATATTAGTTCCGCCATCAAGAGTCATGATTTCTTCGCCTTCGCTTGATGTATAAACAACGAAAGGTGGTTCAGTTCCTTCTTTGGTTGTCTGAGGAAAAACGCGGTTCGTTAAGCCTGAGATTGTTTCTAGCTCATAAACTAAAGCTTCTTCGAAATTCATGAGTTCACCCTCTTAGTATTTTATCGATTTCTTCGTTTAAAGTAGTTAAGATTTTTTGAGCTGAACTTGATTGAGTTGACTCAATAGCCTTTTCGATGAAGTATTTACCGCGCTTATAGCCATGTTTGGTTTTAAATCCATACTCCTGTGATACAGGATAATAGCCAGTGTCTTTCTTACCGCCGTAAATACCTTTGTTCTTAATAGGCTTTGAAAAAATATCGTTGTATTTTCGGTCAAAAACCATTCGATAAACGGTCTTGGTTCGCTTGTTCGGAGTTTCCATAATGTACTTAATACCCTTTGACAATGCGCCAGTCTTTCTGGGAGCTGTCGCTTTAGCTTTTGCTAACGGCTCAGTCCTACCAGCTTTAGCCGCTTTGGTCAAGGCTTTCTTTGGAAACTTACCTAACGCGCGAAATTGGGCTTCTAGTTCTTCTAATCCTATTAGCTCGAAATCAGCGCCGCGGTATCCGCCCATAATATCAGCTCCTAGGTCAGATTTTTTCGTTCCTTACAAAGTAGCTGTAATTCTCGATTTCTTTCTTGGTAGTTAATCGGAGGTGCGACTATATCAAAAATACGTCCATTAAATAAGATTCTATTGGTTTCACTAGAAATCCCATCAATGTAACGCATCATAATTCTGTGAGTAATTTCACCTTGTTGTGAACCCATAGCCAAAAACTCGCGCCCACTAATAGGGAAGATACCTACCCTTGCTTGAAAGGCATCTTCCCAATCGTTAGGCTCTCCATAGCTGTTATTACCCTCAGCTCGTTTTTGGAAAGTGACAACATCACGATATTTACCCGCATTTATACGAAATACTGGCATCTTATCACCTACAATAAATTTACTGAGTGCAAGTCAAGCAAAGCGGAGATTACAGGATTTATCTTGGTTGTAGCATCGATATTATATGCCCTGTTATCGTACATCTCGGCTGAGAGGATTAATACTGCCATACTTAAATCCTCGGAGCTGTCGAGCCTTTCAGCCGAAAGCCCTGTATAGCTTGATACAAAGGCTTTCGATGCTGTCAGGATTGCCGTAATTAACCCATCGTCCTCGGCGTGAGAGACAACTAAGTAATTTTTTAAATCTTCGATAGTAATGTTACTTACTTTCATTTGCGTTCACATTCGCTTTTTTAGCTGTCGCCTTTTCGTTGAAAACTGCGGCTGGCTGTTGTTGATTAGCGGTTTGCTGAGCAATTTTTTGGTCCGCTTGACTAGCTTGGTTAGAATTAGAAGCTTGTTGCATACGTTGTTGCGCCGCTTGGTTAATGTCCTGAGTGTGTTGGTTAGCTTCCATGTTTTGAACATGTTGAGCCGTAGAAACAGCCTCATTCGCTTTAGCTTGCGCTTGACCGTAAGCTTCTTGATTCTTAGCGAACTCTTGTGCTGTTGATTGTGCTTCGGCTGAAAGGTCAGCTTTGCATACATAGCCAGCTTGTTCAAGAGTTTGGAAAGTATCTTGGTCAGCGATTTGGAAAATCTCATCTTTTGCTCTAGCACCTGTTAAGTCGTGATAGAAAGATTGTTTAGCTTTAACTTGGATAAAGTTATTTGTCATTGTCTTTCCCCTCCTTTCTGACTTACTTAATTTGTACTATTACGCTAATTTTAGAACAGCGATTTTTTGGT